CTACTGGACAGATGCAGATGGTTTAGAGCGCCGCATCTCTAGCCTTCGTAAGAACCAGTTTGCCCCGGTAGGCCATACAGACGGACCAGCCAAGAAGAAGGTCCTCTCATTCGTCGCTCCTCTACCGGTTATTGAAACTAAGCGCGCCCAGGTATTAGAGCTCGCAACAGCAAACGTCTCAGGAGTCATCAAGGGAACCGGCCAAGTTATTAACGCTGGATCAGGTCCGGCTTATCCCGAACTCCGTCTATACGGACCATTCACAGCGGCAACAGTTGCCCTCTCTACCGGTCCATCTCTAACGATCACAAGGACTCTCTCGACAGGCACCGACTACATCCTGGTCAAGACCAAGCCACAAGAGCGCGGCGTCTGGCTCAACGGCTCAACCAACGTCTACTCGAACCTCAGCTGGCTCACCTCAACCTTCTTCTCAATTCCGCCTGGATCTACTGACCTGACCTACACAGCAACCGGTGGAACAGCCGGGACCTCGAAGTTGAGAGCTGAATGGAGGTCGGCATGGCTCCTCTAAATCCTTGGCGGCTCTTTGTCTTTGATCTATCAAGTGGCACCGTTCTCGGCGAGCTTGAAGATGTCCGTGATCTACGCCTTAACTACGGCCTATCTAAGAACCCGACTCTCGGTTTCTCTACTGGCTATGAGCATTGGCTAACCGATGAGCTAGTTGGCCTGCCTGGAATTGATCCTTATCGCGGCATCCTCGCCTATCGTGGCTCATCGCTTCAATTTGCCGGCCCTGTTCTTGCCTCAGATGAGAACGCATCAACAAACGGCAATGAAACAGCATCTATCTCAGCGGTAGGAGCTGGCTGGCGGCTCAGTAAAAGAATCGCTGACAAGGCTGGAAACGCTGGCCGATCAGAAGCAGGCATCAGCTTCTCACTAACCGATCGAGGCCAGATAGCTAAAGGCCTGATCGACTACACCAACTCAAACGACGGCAACAGCTGGATCAGAGCAGCAACCGGAGACCAGGCGGCGAGCTCATCGATCGAGATCAGCAAAGAAGAGACATTAGTTTCCGTCTCGCAATTCATCGACAAGCTCAGCAATAGCCTCGATGGCTTTGACTGGGTCATTACCCCAGACTTCACAACAGATGGCACAGGATTAGTCCTTGGCCGCTTTAAGTCTGCACCGACCTATGGATCAGACAAATCAAGCTCGGTTGTCTTTGAATATGGAATCGGCCGCTACAACGTCGAAAGCGCTAGCCGCAAACGGACGATAGAAGGCCTAATCAACAAAGCCAGCTATCCGGCATCAGGTCAAAACCCCTTCACTGTCTCGGCTACTGCTTCGGAAAGCATTGGCGCTATTGGCGTCTTTGAAGAGCCAATCACCGGAGATCTCATCGATCAGACTCTTCGGCAGAAGCTAGTCGATCTTCATATTGCCATCAGAAAGCAGCCGCGCGTTCTTTATGAGTTCGTCCCTTTTCGCTCTGATGCTGGTGGCCCTGTCCCTCAGCCATTCGTTGATTATGACCTAGGCGATCGCGTCTCAACACGCGCATTCTGGGGAGGTAAGACCAGGCTTGAAGCAGTTATGCGCATCTACGGAATGGAGATCGAAATAGGAAACGACCAATCGGAGAAGGTCAAGCTCGACCTTTACCAGGAGTAAGCAAATGAGCGACCCGAGACGAATCCCACTAACCGCAGAAGAGCGCCAGGCAATCAAATCGGCAGATCTTCAAAGACGGCTGGCCAAAGTCGAAAAGATGGGCGGACCGGTTGGCGGAACTGCTGTCCCTGACCACGCAAGCAATCACGCAACAGGAGGAAGTGACGAACTAACCCCGACAGCCATTGGAGCTCTTGCTTCAAGCGACTCGCGCATCCCCACAACGGATCAAAAAGCCGCAATGGTTGGAACTAATGGATCGCCAAGCTCAACAAACAAGTTCGTCACTGACTCCGATCCACGAGTAGCCGCATCAGCTGATCTATCGAGGCAAACGCTAACTCAGACGATAACTGTCGCCGCAGGAGCAGAAGCATCGGTCAATCTTGCCCTGGCTACTGGCTTCACGATCTGGAAGATCACGACAGATAAAGCGGCTCGCATTCGTCTCTACTCAACAACAGCAGATCGAACAGCAGATACATCAAGAAGCGCAAGCACAGCACCAACGGCTGGCGTCGGACTAATTACTGAAGTAATAACGACCGCCTCGCTTCTCTCGGTTCCGATGACCCCACCGCAGTCAGGCGCAAGTTTAGAAAGTCCGGCATCTAGCGACATTCCGGCCCTAATCAAAAATAACGGCGCGACCAGTGATGTCGTGCTTACTATTACCTGGACGAGGGCAGAAGCGTAATGGCAACAGATACAAGAACATTAGCTACCGGCAACACAACAGATGACGCAACATTCCGCGCGTGGGGACAGTCGATCTCCGACTGTGTAAAAGCCGCCGCTCTAACTGCTCACACCGACACAGGACAAATCAACTGGACAACAGTGACCCGTCCGGCAATCAACACATATGCCGGCTATGAGATCTTCAAGTTCACAACCGACACCGCCTCATCTCTCGGTTGCTACATCAAAATCGAATATGGCCAGGGAGCGACTCTTGCCTATCCAGCTTTGAGAATCCAGGTCGGAACAGGAACTAACGGCTCTGGAACACTGACAGGAACAACGGGAACGCAAAGAGCTTTCGCTGGCGCAACAGCAGGTGCAGCTTTAACGGCTTACTGCTCTGGTGGAGATGGCCGCTTTGTTTTCACAGCTGGATTCGGAGGAACAGGAACGAATCTACAAAACACGATCTTTATCGTCGAGCGCATCCGCGACAACACAGGATCACCAACAGCTAACGGCATCTACACATTCTTCACGGCCAACACCTCATCATCGCCAGCAGCCTTTACTCAGGTCATTAGAAGCGGCTCAGCGCAAACAGTTGTTAACGATCGCCTCGGGGCAATGGTGCCTAATCAGACGACTAATTTCGGCGGCGACTATTACCTGAACACTAACCACCCATTCGACCAGGGCTTTGGTAATCCGATTTTGAGCAATCTCTTCTACTACCACACCGATCTAAATGCCGGAACCGACATCACAGTCCCGATGTATGGAACCAATCGCACATATAAAGCCCTCGGTCGCAATGCCGTCACAGCAGGAACCCCGTGGCACTCCAACGCTTTCGGCCATACAAACTCGGGCTTCGCAATTATCTGGGAGTAATCATGGCTTATATCGCAAACAAGCCCGAAGGACTGAACACCAAGATCACTAGGACGATCAAGACGAACGCAACGGCATCGACTTATCTGCCTGGACCTAAGGAAGAAGCAACAGGCGGAGGAGGTCCTTCTATTCCAACTGAAGGCCTGATCTGGTGGCCGAGAAAGTAGAGCTCTAAACAGTTTTGCTCTAAACCATCGAAGGCAGCCGCTGGCATTATCAACCTATGGCCGTCAATGCTCTCACCATCGTTCAAGCGCTGATTATTTTACTTGCCCTCGGTGCTGCCGCTTTCGCATTCAGAGCCAAAGTCTCAGAGACAACTGACGAGGCTAATCAGCGGGCAGTCTCAGCCCTTCAAGATGCCGTCGAAGCTCTTGAAAAGAAGCTCGAACATACTGAGCGCCACTATCAGAACGAGCTTGAAACAAGAGACCGCCAGATCGCAAAGCTTCAAGCAGAAATTAACGCTCTAAAGAGCCATATCGGCGTCGAAGCAGAGCAGAGGGTCATCCAACACATTGACAATGTCGGAGATCGCATTGTCAGCGCCATAGAAGCGCGCTAACAGGTGTTTGATACCCCACTGACACAAGCACCTTCTAAATAGACTAAAAACGCTTAAAACGGCTTATTTAGCCCGAGAAGGTGATTGCCGACTAGTTAAAAAGCAATCCGCTAACTAACGAAGCCCCGAGCACTATCGGGATATGACGCAGAATGGCAAGCTCTCTCCTAAGTCTTTAAAGCCGATTACAGGTGGAGGACGCCTAGAAAAGAACGCCGCCAAAGCCTGGAATGCTTTCGCCCGCTACTGCCGTGTAAAGCACGGAATCAAAGTGCAAGTCACCGACAGTTATCGCAAGCTAGGACGACCGGGTGATTTAGCAAGAAATGACTGGAGCCAATGGATGGCGTGGGAGCGCTATCAGCAGGGCGGCAATCTGGCAGCTCGACCTGGAACTAGTAATCACGGATGGGGTCTTGCTGTTGATGTCCCAGATCAAACGCAATCGGCAATTGCACGATGGGGCGCGCCATTCGGCTGGCAAAAGAAATGGTCAGACGCACCGAGCGAGCCCTGGCATTTTCGTTGGTCGGCAAGTAATGCCAATCGCAAAGTAATCGCCTACTGGGCTCGCGTTCAGCCAGGCGATGTCATCAGCTACGGCGACAAGGGCCCCGGTGTTGTCTCAATCAAGAAGAACCTTCGCCGTCATGGCTACTGGCCGCTCAAATACACGCGCGGAAATCAGAGCTACGGCCGAATTACTCGCTGGTGGGTCCGCAAGTTCCAGAAAGAAGTAATGAACGTCAAGCCCGATGGAGTCGTTGGCCCTAAGACGTGGAAAGCGCTGCGCTCAACTCCGAAGAAGAACCAGGCACCAAAGCCGCCAAAGCAAGAGCCAACCCCTAAACCAAATCCGCTCCCTAAACCGAAGAGTCGCTACTTCGCAGATATCTCAAACAACAATCTGCAATGGGACGCAAAGAAATACGCGGCCAAATATGACCTGATCGTGATGAAGGCCTCAGAAGGAAAGACCTTCCAAGATCCTGTCTACATCAAGCGAGCTCGGGCAGCTAGAAAAGCTGGCCTGACGATCTACTCATATCATTTCGCCAGACCAGGCAATGGAAATTCAGGACGAGCAGAGGCCTGGAACTTCTGTCATCAGGTCAAGAAGGTTGGCCCGCTTCGTAAGTCAGATCGATATGTCCTCGACTGGGAAGACACCAAATACAGCCAGCCAGGAGATTCCTGGGTCAAGCAGTTCGTCCGTGAATGCTCTCGCCAAGGCGTGCCCGTGACGATCATCTATTCAGGCGGCTGGTATTGGAAGCTCAAATACATGCCTAAACAGGCAGATGGCAAAACGCCGCTTCGCTATTGGCATAGCGCTTACTCCTCAAAAATCAGCAATGTCCCGGCAAACGCCAAGAAGCATCTCTGGGCTTGGCAATTCACAGACGGAGTTAATGGCCCTGAACCAAAAAGCGCACCCGGCATCGGCCGCTGCGATATGAACAGGTTGATCTAAGCGATGTGCCAATGCTCGTGTCATAGAGACCACGAGCGGATCAAGGCAGCGCTCGTCATCGTCTTGAAGACCCTCGATCAGGGGCAAGGCCAGCGCGAAGAAGCGCGGAAGATAGCCACCGAGGCTCTACGAAACTCCGGCAAGAAATAGCCATCGGGCGCAATATCGATGTATGGCGAAATGGGACTACCGATGTGAGAACGGCCATATCTTCACCCACGAAGGCAAGATCGATGACTTCTGCCCTCATCGTGTTTGCCCCGAGTGCTCGCTGAAAGGCGATCGCTACTACTCCGGCCAGGTCGTCGCCATTCACGGCGGACCGACAACATCGGCAGACGCAAAGGTTGACCCCTGGCGATCGGCGGGAGCTCAGCGATGAAGGTCGAGCTCCGTCTTCGCGAGCAGGTCGCTGATCAAGCCGTCGAGATCAACGGCCTCAAAGAGGACCAGAAGCTTCTCCTCCTTGCTTGCCGCACCCTCCTTGCCTCAATGGACCGCACCCCCGAGGACCGCAAGATGGCGATCGATCTAGCCCGCTCAATCAGCGAGAAAATAGGGCGAAATCGCCTAGATTGAGCACAAGATTGAGCACAGCCCGGCGCTAATCCCTATAACTACGGGCTGAGAGTGGTAATGACTGCATGCTTGCAAAGCAGGCCCTCAAAATAGAAAAGCCCTGAAAATAAGGCTAAACTACGGCCTCAAATGTCCATATCTTCCATGGATTACATCCAGATAGCTCAAATTGAGCACAAAATTGAGCACAAGGAAGAAATGTCGCTGCGCCTCGAAAAACAACCCATGGTGTTTGTATGGACGCAATCACCGAGACCGAAGCGCTGGTGCTCACAGTCGAGAAGGCCGCTGAACTGCTGGCCTGCTCCAAGAGCCAAGTCTATGCGCTGGTCAAATCTGGCGAGATCCCTTCAATCAAGCTCGGCAAGGCCGGCATCAGGATTCCGAAGGATCAACTCATCGCCTGGATCAACGGCGGCGGAGTCGAAGAGGAAGACTTCGCGAAGAAGCGCGCTCTCATCCTCGCTGCCTCGCGGCGATGACCACTATCGAGTTCATCGATCCAATGGCTAAGCGCCGCTACGGATCGGGCTCTATCCGCAAGCGCGGCCAGCACTGGGAGATCGGCTATCGGCTGCCTAATGGCCGCCAGCGTTGGGAAGTGACCAACACGCCGGATAAGGACATCGCCGAGACGATCCTGGCCGAACGCATCCTTGACATCAAGAAGGGCAAGGAAGATCTGCTGGCTGACACGAAGTTCTCAGTAGTTGCCGAAGACTGGCTCAAGAACAAGCGCATCGAGGGCATCACGCCGAAGACCGATGAGATGTTCTCGACGATCATCAACTGCCACCTGATCCCTGAGCTCGGTGATCTCTACCTCTATGAGATCAAGGTTTCAACGATTACCGACTACCGCAACAAGAAGCTTCTCGGTGATCAGAGCCTGAAAGTTGGCGGCAAGGCAACTAAGGCACCAATGAGCAGCCAATCGGTAGTCCATCAACTGAGAATACTGCGCCAAATTTTTGATTACGGAATGACCAACGAGCTAACCGATCGCAATCCAGCGCAGCTAGTCAAGATGCCGTCGATTAAGCGGCCGCCAATTGAGCCAATCGATCCTGATGACGTAAAGGCTCTAATTGAGAAGACTCCTTATGAGTATCGAACGCTGATGCTTCTCCTGGTATCGACGGGAATGAGAATCAGCGAGGCAACCGGACTGCGGCAAAAGGACTGGGACAGCAAGAACCAGGAGCTGAAAGTAAGAGGAGCGGTTAAGCGCAAGGGCGGCAAGCTCTACCTCGACACCTACACCAAGACGACCTCAGGCCTTCGCACCTTGAAGATCTCTGATGCTCTGGCCGAAAAGCTCGACGAGCAGCTAGCCAGGGCGAAGAACGGCAAAGACCCTGACAACAACAAGCTCCTATTCCCAAACAAGGTTGGGCGATTTTTGAACCCATCAAACCTCAGAAATAGAATCTTCACCAAGGCAGCCAAAGAAGCTGGCCTCGGCAACATTCGCCTTCACGACCTGCGCCATACCTACGCCTCAGAGCAGCTATCAGCCGGAGTGCCTCAGCACATCGTCCAGAAGAACGGCGGCTGGGCAAACGCTGGATCGCTCTCGATCTACAGCCATCTGACTACGGCCGACCGCAGCAAAGAGGCCGATAGCGCCGATCTATACTCCTAGGCGAGGGGCCATAGCTCAGCTGGGAGAGCGCCGCCTTTGCAAGGCGGAGGTCGTCGGTTCGATCCCGACTGGCTCCATATGGAAAATATGGATCTACTGCGGCAAACCGTAAGCGCACTGGCCGAGACAGAAAGAAACTACGGCTGCGGTTCAGAAGAGCACAACGAAATGCTCGATGATCTTCAATGGAGCGTTGATGACGCAGTTGGCGGCTATATATGCCCAAGCGGCAGAGAAGCTATTGACGGTCCTGGCGTAAGTATGGAGCTCGCTCTAACTAACTTTCTTGATTCCGGCACTAAACCAGTCGGCAATGATCTGATCGATCTTCAATCAATCGCCGCTATCTATGGCATTGATGAAAAGCTCTTCGATAGCTAATGGCATCTTTACAGTTGGTTGATGAACCGCATCATCAGCCCGGTCAAAGGTCTTATCTACGTCAGTAAAATAATCGCCTCGGCTACTTATCATCTAGCCAAGGAAAGTCTTTGCGGTCGTGCCAAATAAGAAAGACGGCGGCCGATAAAAGAAGAGCACCAACTAGGCCGTGATGAACACGGGCTGATCGTTTGCCGATCAAGAGCCAGACCCTCTTTTTATCTCGGCAATAACGCACCCCCATCTATCAAGAGTCGATTTAGCGTCTTCAAGCGGCGCAAAAGACCCCTGAGAGAGCGATTAGAGGCCCGTCAAGCCCTCTCGGGGCTCTTACTCGGGTATCGCGCCGATTATTTTATTGATGGCCCTTAGAGAGGCTCTCAGAGCTAAATTAGTTTGAGGTCTTAATTTTGCCTACTTGTCGCGTGTCATCACTACAAGGCAAAGAAACCTCTGCCCAGATATGACAAGAGACCTGGCCGATAGGTTCTTCACTCGATCTAACTGAGTAGAGCCAGCCAGCTACAAGAAGCAAGGCGATCGGCAAGGATAAAATAATCGTCTTACCAGTCACGCGGCACCACATACCTACCCGACTTAAAGCCATCGATGATGTGCTCTTCAAGAGCAATCTCCATAGCTGCCCCCCAGGTGATACGGCCGACTAGAAGATCACCGGCACAATTCCAGTTCCTCTCTTCATCGGCACAGATAGCGATCGCCCTATTGACGATCGATAAAGCCTCATCGTCTGAATAGCCGCGCCTAGCTAAATCTTCTCTTGTCTTCTCTGCTCCTCTCATAGATCGAAGCTACACCGTGCGCTTTCTCCTTTCCTAGATCTCTAATAGGCGGGATATATCCGGCGGGATTATCCAGAGAAAAGCAAGGCCGTAAAGAGAGGGGGTCAAGTTCTAACCCCCTAAGAAACTCAATGAGTCAATGAATGGAGGGGGGAGGGGTCAAGATCTGACCCCACAAAAGAAAGAGAAGAGAGATAGCTAATTAGCCATGAAGAGATATATAGCTCTCATGACTAGTTAAAGAGTTATATAGGACGCGCGCGAGAGACTATTTTACTACCAATGGGGAGAAAAAATCTGCGCGACGAAAAACTCTCGTGCGCGAATCTATGGAGAGATAATTAAGAGGCAATTATGCCAAACAAAGGAGAAGATAATATGAGCCTCTTAGAAAAGCTCGGGGAGGAGTTTCCTCCCGAAGTAATCAAGAGCAACCAAGGTCGGCCTTATCTGCCGATCGATAAAGTGCTTGCGCGGCTGTCTGATGTATTGAAAGGCAGCTGGGACCTTCAACTCGATCCCGAAGCGCTTCAAGTAGTTGATGACCTATACCGAGAGAGGGGAGCAACCAAGCGCGCCTTCTTGGCTCAGGTTAAAGCGACCCTGACCGTTCGCGATGGCGACCAGGTCATCATTCGCGAGGGTGTCGGTGCTGACATCTCACCCGATCCCGACAAGGCATTAAAGACTGCTCAGGCCAATGCGGTAAAGAAAGCCGCTCAACAGTTTGGCGTCGGTGCTCAGCTCTGGGACGAAGGCTATCGCGCTGACCTCGATAAGAAACAAGCCCAAGCGGCCGCTGATAAGGCCGAAGTCAAACAGATCAAGCAGGAGATCCTTCGTCGTGCGGCTGAATGGTCAGCCGATATAGATCTCGGCTTTGAGACCAGGAGCGAGATGGCTCTCGCTTATCTTGATGCTCAGCACATCAAGACTCCTGAATCAGATGACCTCGATCACTGGCGCATGGTTATGAAGGCAATCACGGAAGCCGATGCTCTTGTTTAGCTAAGAACGAGCGAGAAAAAAGCTTGCAGGCCATATTCAAAACGAGAGAGGGCTTCGGCTCTCTCTTTGTTTATGGCCCGCGATATCGACTACACCGCCCTCCCCGACGAAAAGCCAGAAGGCTGGGTCTATTCAAAGGCCGGCTTTGTTTTCGCTACTCATTATCTCAGCTATTACCTCTTCAATCCTCGACCAGGTTATGACAGCCAGTTCGCTGATCTCTGGAAGCAGTTCAATCAAGCGAGAGCCAACCTGCCAGGCGGAGCACTATCGACCAAGACGGCGAGAGCAAAAGAGCTTGACTGGCGCTTTGCTGTTTTAAGCGAATACGAGCCAGCGATCAGAAACAGCTGGTGCTCATCTCGCGGGCTTATAGAAGTCTCTGCCCCGATAACAAAGTCAGGCGCTAGGCGCTTCTCATTAGATGCCTGCCTTACCGATCTCGGCCTAGGCCACACCCTGACGCAGCTCGATCCAAAGGGATTCCTAGGAGCCAAGCCATACAGCAGGAAAGAGGCGGCTCTTCATTCGCTTGAACCTTCCCTTGATGTCGCGCCGTGGAATCTGCTCGATATCGACAACGACCTCTGGGTTCTCGCCTGGCTTCTTGAAAGAACGCCAACACAATCAAAGCGGCCGCAGGCTTACCCGCTTCAACAGCATCGAGTTCTTTCCCGCTATGCGCGTGTCCGTTTATGGAGCGCAATGGAGCATTTAAGAAAAGATGCTGAGCTCGGCAGTTTCAACGTCTAATGATTTTAATGCGAGAAAAAAGCGTGCGCTAATTCCTTCCTTAATACTGGGGATATATCCAGACACAAATGATCTGGATTGTGAAAAAGCGAGGAAAGGACATTGACAAATGTAATTGACAAGCTAAAAGCTCTACTGAGAGCGAAGCCGGCAACAGTGTCGGCAACGATCAGCCTGGTCTTGACCAATCTGATCACCCTCGGGATTCTTGATTTGAGTCCTGACAAGGCGGCCGCGATTGTTTCGCTGGTCACCTTAGCTGTGATGGTGGTAGCTAACATCGTCGCCCCAACAACACCGGCTCCAACGATCGAAGAGGTCGAAGATGGAGTCGAATTACAAAGCGACGAGGTGATTCCCTATGAGTAATCTCACCCGTCGCGAGATCACCCTTGCCCTGCTGGAAGCAGCGGGCGAGGATGGGGTCACTACACAACAGTTCCTCACTAAGGGAGCGGGCGGCAGATTTTCAAGCCGCATCCACGAACTTAGAAATGAGGGATACATCATTGAGGGCCGCGTGACGCCGACAAACGGCAAGCGTCGCCGCGTCAATGGTTTTACATACACGCTGCTCGGGTTCGACAAGACCCGTGCCGCTCGTAATCAGGAGGTGGCTCGATGAGCAACTGGGCCACCTCCTGGCCATCTGACGAGGAGCTTCAAGCCGAGCTAGACAAGCACGGCTCGCTCTCCGAGACAGCCAGGCACCATCAGGTGTCGCGCGAAGTGATTCGCCGCCACCTCAACGGCAAGAGGAAGCAGACTGCTGGCTTGCCGATCGGCAATAAGTCGAAAGATAAGAGACCGACTACGACGAGTAGCTCGATCTCTCTTGGGAAAGACACAGCATCGGCGGAGTTCGTCGAGGCTGACTTCGATCCTAATAAGTCCTACACCGATGATGAGCTTCTTAGTAAGGCTCAGCTCGATCCCGAAGTCTGGGAGGTATCGCATCGGAAGGTCTCAATCTGGGAGGCACAGGGACCAGGTGGCATCGATAAGGAGCTTCGCTCCCTGTCAATTAATTTCGCTAAGCGCAAAGACGCGCTTAACGAGATGGTCTTGCCAGCTTTCAACGGCTCGAAGGTGTCAATCAAGGCACCAGCGAGGCGCAAAGAAAACAAGCGCAAGACAGAGCTCGTGGTTATCGTCTCCGATTTCCATGCGCCTTATCACGATGAGAGACTGCTTGAACTAACGCAGCAGTATCTCCTCGATGTTCAGTGCGACCGACTGATCATCAACGGTGATGTTTGCGATTGGCCGACTGTGTCGCGCCATGCGAAGCGCACCCTGAATAAGACTGCCTCGGCAAATGAGTGCATTCAGGCGGCGGGGGATATTCTCGCCAAGCTTCGCTCCTCGGTCCCTGATGATTGCCGGGTTCAGTTCATCCCCGGTAATCACGACGCTTGGCTGAGCAACTTCCTGCTCAACCAGGCAGGACCTGCCTATGACCTCTGTGTCGCAGGCACTGATGTTCCCGTGTGGAGCCTTCAAAACCTTCTCCGGCTTAATGAGCTAGGGATTGAGATGATCGGCTCCGAAGATCAATGGGATCACGCGATCATCCAGCTAACTGATCACCTAGTGGTCAGACACGGCGACAGTGTTCGCGCGGGCAGCGGTGCTTCTGTTCTCGCGAATATGAAGTCGGCAGACTATGCCTCCATCACGGGGCACACACATCGAGCCGGAATTGTCTCGAAGTGTTTATGGGCTGCCGATGGAAGCCACAAGGTCATTCAAGGAGCTGAGATTGGAGGGATGTTCTCCATGCCTTCATCAGCTACTGACTGGCCAACCTACACCAAGAACATGGATTGGTCTCCTGGTTTCGCGGTGGTTGAGGTTGAACAGGACGGCCACTATTCAATCGATCTAGCGACCTATCAGAACGGGACGCTAATGATTCGAGGTGATCGCTACTAACAAAGAGAAGAGCCCCGGCAAAAAGGCCGGGGCTCTAAATGAGAAAAGGAGAAGGAGATGAACCCTTCTCTAAGAGAGTAAAGGAGGGGCGGCTTAATTGCCGCCCTTTCGCTATGCGCCGGAGATAGCTGCCGAGCTGATTATCAAGGCATATGGCACGCGCGGCAAGACTAGACCTAACTATCGAGCAAGGAGCGACCTTCACTTACAACCTGACCTGGCGAGATGGGACTGGTGCGGTCAAGGCTCTTGGCAGTGGATGGACTGCTCGTTTACAGATCCGCGAGACCATTTCTTCTTCAACAACGCTGGCAAGCCTGACGAATACAGCAGGCATTACTCTCGCTAATACAAGCCCGAACGTCGTTATCTCAATAAGCGCAACCGATACGGCCGCTTTGAGCTTTACAAATGCCGTCTATGACTTAGAGCTTGTTAATAGCGGAACCGTCTATCGCATCCTTGAAGGCAAGGTCACGCTCTCGAAGGAGGTCACTCGCTGATGGCTGACCTAGTTGTATCGAGCGAAGATCTCCTGATTATTGAGACAGACGGCGGCGCGACTCTTCTGGAAACTAATAGCGGCGGAAGCACTGGCCCCAAAGGCGACACCGGAGCTGCTGGTGCTGCTGGCCTTTCAATCACCTGGAAGGGCAACTGGTCAAGTGCCACTGCCTACTCGGTCAATGATGCCGTTCACCGCGACGTGGCATCAGGTGGATCGGGCAAGGCTTACATC